TTGTCCGTCCCTCTCCGCAACATGAGAGCTCCTCCGAAGAGGTTTAGCTGTCGCTGGATCCGCTCGATTCTGCGACCTTGGTGAGTGCGCCGTTGCCTTGGAACTGCACGGATGCAGTAGCCTGCTGACGGTTGCCAGCGGTGAGGCTCCAGTCGTTGATGATAGCCTTGCCGGCATACAAGCCCTTGGAGAGCACGCGGTTCTGCAGACCGGTGGTGAGGTCGAGTTCGACATCCACCGTCTGACCGACGAGCGACGGAACCTGCAGGGCTTGGAGCGCGTTGTCAAGGGCATCCTCGATGACATTGACATCCACGGAACCGTCCCAAGACAGACCGATGCACTCCTGCTCTTTCCACATACCGTCTGCGGAGTCCTTGGTGGATGAATCCTCCAAATCGGCCGCGATATGCAGCTGGGCGTTGGTCGATGCAGCAAAGTACGTCTTCACTCCGTTCACGAGTACCGAGAAGCGGAGGTTTTGGCCTTTGATTTTCATGACTGTTCTGTATTTTGAGTGTTTGTTTGATAGGTGAACTCGTGAAAGTAGCAGGGTTTTTGCACATCCATCTGCGTAGGTCCGACGGTGAGGCTGTAGTCGTCGATCTGGAAGCCGTCGTGTTCCTCGACCAGCATGGTGGCGATGGTGTCGCGTACCATCTGACTGAGTTCGACCAGCCCGATCTCGATCTTGCCGTTGATCGCCGTAGTGGTGTAGTGCGCTGCGACGATGAGGATGGAGACGGTGTCGTTGTCGCCTTCCTCGTAGCCGTCTTTGTCGGTCTGTGCTGTGAGTCCTTGCGGCTGGATGATGAGGTACGGGATCTTGTCCTGATTCTCATCTTCCTGCGGCCGGGCGACGGAGAAGATGCGGGCACCTTCGAGGTCTTTGCCTTTGCCGCCGAGGACTTGCAACAGGTCGGTGTTGGACCGCAGGGCGGATATGAATGCTTTGCCGATTTGTAAGCTCATGCCTATCTAATGATTGATTGTTTACTGATTCCTTAGCGTAGGAGCGGAGGGGCTTTCAACTCCCTCCGGGGATCTCCTATGCTTTCGGCTGCCGGTTTAAGCGTTGTTAGAACCGGCGTTGCAGGTACCCACTGCGAACGGAGCGGTGTCGTTTGCGCGAACGAGGTAGGTCAGCGACCAGTCTGCGTTCAGCGTGAAGACAGTGACGTTCTTCTTCGCCTTGGTGTACGGGTCCACGATGAAGTGACTTGCACCGTGCTGGTTGAGTGCCTCGTAGCCGAAGCAACCGCAAACGAGCTTGCCAGCGTACTCCGAGTTGTCGGTGATGAAGATGGGGTCGCCATCGATCTTGCCGCCCTCGATGATGAAGCGTCCGCTTCCGAGGTCTTTCGGAGCTGCCTCCAGTGCGGAGTACAGAGCCGCGTCCATGATGTAGCAGAAGCCTGCCATGTTAGCGTTGGTGCCGAGCACTTTGCCTTTCAGCTTCTTCACCTCGGCGTAGGTCGGCGTTGCACCGGCGAAGTTGAGGGTCTGCTTGTGCGATACGAGCGGACCAACGAAGCCAGCCTTGACGCTCGGAGCGGACAGAGCCAGCACACGTTTGTTCAGGGTGCGACCCGTAGCACGACCGATCTGCTCTACGATGAGACCGTTCAGGTCGAAGGCCTCGTCGTTGATAGCCTCGTTGGAAACCTCGATCGAGATGCCCAATTTGTACGGGGTCGTGGTGATCTTGTCGAAGGACAGCACCTTGGTGTCCACCTCGTCCAACTCCTCACCTACCGATACCTCGACGCTATTGTCGAGCACCGGCCACTGGATCTTGCCGCGCACGCCAGTCTGAACCTTCAGACCGATCTTGCCGTAGATCAGCTCAGCCTCCAACGGCTTGATGAGTTCTTGGATGGTCACAGGAATACCTGCGCTCTCCATGTTGGTCTTCTCACCCGATTGGATGATGCCGGAGGTGATGGTGCTGGTAGCAGCGGTACGCTTCAACAGGAAGTCACCGCTCAATTTGCCCTCGCGGACTGCTTTGACGATCTCACGCATCTGCGCGTTCACGTCCATCGGCTTGGCGTTCTTAGCCGCCTCGCGCTCTTGGTTGAGCAGAGTGATCTCACGAAGGTTGGACTTCCACTCACGAGTGAGGGAAGTGAGTTGAGTCTTCTCTGCGTCGGTCAGATTCTCACGGCCTTCGAGACCGCTGATCTGGCTGTGAATCTCCTCTTGGCGATTCATGAGTTCTTGTAATGTTTTCATTTCCTAAAATTTTAGGGGTTAATAATAATTATTACTGATTCAGCAATTCCATCTCTCTATGGATTCTTGCTATTTCTTTGTCACGAATGACTTGCTCACGCTTGGCGGCAGCGGCTTTGGCTTGCGCCTCACGCTCCTGTTGTTCGCGCAGTTTGTCGCCCTCGGTGTCGTTCTCTGCCGGATGTAGTTCGCGGTAGAGTTCACGCACACCCACCGAAGTGGCGGAATATGCCGGGTCCATCGCGATGGTCAGGGCGGTCACCTTCTCAAAGGCTGTGTGTCGGATGACATACTCAGTCTTTCCGTCAGCGGCTTGGCGTTCTGATACTTGGTAGTCTTTCGGGTAGAACTCGAAAGAGCAGCCTGTATATGTGCCGTTCTCGATGAGTGCAACGGCTCGCTTTCCGAGGTCGCAGTCCGGGACTTCTGCCGTAAAATGCAGGCCATCCTCTCTGGACTCATGGTGCAGCGATTTGGGAGTTCTCGCAAATGATTCATCTCGTCTGTGCAATAGGTTGAGTTTCATGTCTTGCTCTGCCATGAAAGCGGAATCAATACAGGATTGGGCGATGACCTCAATCTCGCGGTAGTCCGAGCATTCATACAGGACGGTCTCTTTCTCCGTCACGACGGCAACACCTTCGATAGTCTTGCCTTGATCCTCGCCTTCACGGATAGAGAACGAACTCGGCGAGAAGAACTCGCGCTTCTCCATCGGTTTGATGGTAGGCTTGATGCTTGGTTTGATTGTTTCCATTGTCGTTTTTGCTTTTACCTCGTACAAGGTGGTACCTTTTACCTCGTAAGGGGTCATTTTCTATATATCTGTTATTTACTTGCAGGGGTTAGCCCGCGATTTCTTCGACGGCTGTGATCTGGATGGTGCCTTGCCGTTGGTCAGCGTGGAAGGACTGGATGCGGTAGGTGGTGCCATCGACTTCGACCTTGCAGTCACGGGTGACATTTGTGTCGTATCGGAGGCGGACCATAATGGTGTCGTAGGCATCCATCGTGCCTTCCCGCATCGCCTTGGTGCCGCGTGTCCAGTCCACGGCTGCCCATCGTTGGAAGGGTTCACCGGGAACGGCCTGCCGTCCGTAGGGTCCGTCCGTATAAGTGGGTGCGGGGTGGATGGTGATCCTATGATTGAGAAGACCCGCCGTGTATCCTGTCATAGCTGTAGCGAATATAGGGTTTGAGCATGGCATCTATAGAGTACGGGACATTGTAGAGAGCCGTGGGGTTCACGATGCCTCGGTGCTCGTACAGATGGTTAGTGTACATGAGGATGGCTTGTCGGATGGGAGCCGGCACCTCGCCGAACTCGTTCTCGAGATCCTCTTGGGTGCGCTCGATGAGGTTGAGCACCGTCACTTCGGCTGCCTCACCGAGGGCGTACAGCAGATCGTTCTCGGCATCACCCTCGATGCGGGCGTTGCGTTTGATCTCGTCGATGGTTACGATGCGGAGTATCATGATGCGCCTCCTTTCTTTTTGGTGTTATCGGTTGGCGGTTCGGTGGGAGCCACCTCGCCGGAGAGTTTGGGACTGCCGGCCTTGATGAGGTTGGCACTGACGAAGTGGTCGTCACCTCCCTCGCCGTTGATCGGCGGCAGTTCCATCTCGGCACGCAGTTCGTTGATGCTGACCACGCCGGTCTCCAAGCGGTTTTTGTTCCACTCTGCCTGCGTCTTGCGGTCAAGCCGGAAGAGCGGCTCGGTGCAGAGGTGGAAGCGGTGACTGCCCCATCCCTGCTCGCCGACGAGTTTGCGGTTGAACTCGTC